AGTTGGACTGGTGGTGGCTTGCATCGCATTGATGGCCCTGATGACGCTTTACGCATGATTGGGGTTATATGACACCTGACATGAAAAGCCGGGATCAAGAGAAGCTGTACCACAGCATCATTGGTCAGATTGCCAAGCAAAGCCAGTTGCACGGTAGCCGATGGAATCAAGAGTCGTGGAAACGATTCCTAATTGACCAATGGGCGCACGAAAGTGGCGAGATGAAAACCATCAGCAAGGTCATGCCAAGCATTGATGGCGAACGCATCGTCCAGCTAGGCCATCAAAGCAGACGGTTCACCAAAGAGCAAGCCTATTTTTTTTATATTTGTCATGCTGATTGTCGGCGTGTGTGCCAATAACTAAATGTCTTGGATTGCAGCATTTTGGGTTGTCGCAAATGTGCATAGCTACAAGACCATCTATCTTTATTCCTGTGTGCAGTTCGTATGCAACACGATGAGCCATAGAATTAAATCCATTAAACCTAAATTTTCCGTAGCCCCACTTGTTAAGAGTTCTTGTCCATTCCCAACATTCTGAGTCTGTTTTTTTGTTAACCAGTGACCAAAAATCTGGTTGTTTTGGCCCTTGCTTTTGAAACGGGACATCAAATCCATTTTTTCTGGCGCGACATCTTCCAGTTCGAGTTGACAAATCAAAGTCATCAATTGATTTCATTACTTGCTCCTAACAAATAGACTCAACTATAACATCAATTTGTCAACCCTTGCGGCGTATCTCATAGCAATTTGCCAAAATTTGGATGGCAATAGAACGTGAAGCCTGTGCAACTATTGCTGATACTTCTGTTGATTTTTGGGTAAAAGCTGGATACCCAGAAGGAGCAGAAGTCAGAGAAGCAATGGAAATTGCAAACGCAATCCGAGCGAGGGGTGAAAAATGAAGCTATTTGTGGGCGTAGACCCCGGTGCATCATCTGGCGCTTGGGGAATCATTGACCATCATGGCAAGTATTGGTCATGTGGAGACATCTCAAACACCGATGGCAAGATCAACACACTTGACTTCAAAGCTGAACTCACCCAAGCCATTGACAGACAAGACGTTGAATTTAGCCTCGAATCCGTGCATGCATTTAGTGGACAGGGGGTAAGTAGCACCTTCAAGTTTGGACGCGCTGTAGGGGCTATAGATGCCGTCTGTGAGGCTTTTAGATCTCCAGTTCACTACGTCACGCCACAGAAATGGAAAAAACTATTAGGACTTGATTCTGATAAACACAAATCATTAGAGCTTGCGAGAAGTTTATGGCCTAATGCACCTTTGAGTAGAAAGAAGGACAACAACCGTGCGGAGGCATTGTTGTTGGCTGAGTACTTGAGGAGAGAGCAGTTATGACACATCAAGAAATCAAAGAACTAGCAGGGCATAGAGCTGTATCACCTTGGATTATGAAATTGGTTGGTGATGCCGTGGCTAAAGAGCGTGAAATTGTTGCAAAGATGGTAGAGCCGTTGGATGAATCTCTTGCTGACGAAATCAGAAAAAGAGGTGAAGCATGAGAAAACGCTGTAAACGCAAAGTCTGGCCTACAAATATTGACATAGTGGCACACGCTATTGCTGGCGCTGCCATAGCAAATGACGATTCCTTGGACAAGCTTCGCTTATGTGAGCTTTCAGCATTAGATGCAATGATTAAAGGCGTTGGAACCCCAGAGGACTTCCGTTGGATTTGCGATGTTTTAAACATAGCTGAATGTATGGCTAAAGATGGCATAGGCATTGAGCTATTGGAAATCTGCGAAAAAGCTCAGAAAGAACTTTTAAATGCTAAAGAACGTTATGACAAATTTGGCAAGATAGGTTTGTCTGGCGAAGGCATCAAAGTTTTAAGAGAACTGATTGAAATGCACGATTTGCAGAGAACAAGCGTAGCGCGTAGCGAATACGAAAAAGCAATCAGAAAAACGGCAAACAAGATTAGATCAAGAGCCAACGATGTTGTTGAAATAGTTTAAAATATGAGCGTGGATAGGGTGGCCGCCCGAATCGTTGACTGAACCCCAACTTTCCACAATCTTTAAGGGTTCTATGCAAGGTTCAGCATGGAAATTACACAAGACTATCTCAAAGAACATTTTGACTATCAAGATGGCAAATTGCTTTACAAGAAATCAATTTTTAAAAGATTGATTGGCAAACAAGCTGGTGGAATCAACAAATCAACTGGTTACTACAGAACAAACATCGTGAAGAAATGAAGCGCATTGCCGCAGTCGAAAAAGAACTCAAGCGCCACGAAAAAATGCCAGCGTCTAAGGCTCACGGGTAAGCTCATCAGGCCAAAGATTCTGGCCTTTCAGCTTGCTTACAGTCCTTGCGTAAGCCATTTGCCACAACATTCGGCGCTGTTCTTTATTGAGCCTAGCGCCTTGATCTAGTTCTGTGTGGCATTTTTGACACAAAGCGGCTGTAAATTCATCGCTTGCCTTGATTCCTCTGCCTTTGCCGTGTTCAGCCCAATTTGAATGGGCGGCTTGGGTTTCTCCTTCTATGTAACAGTTTTGGCAGGGTAGGCTGGCTACGTTTTTTAAATGGGTTTTGCTACGGAAATAGTTGAACTTGGGAATCATCATTTGATTAACTTAGTCCAAATAAACCCGCCTACAACCTTAGATGCAAACTGCATTGCCACAATTTCAGGCATCAAACCACCAAACGCAATGGTCGGGAAAGCCAAAGAATCTATGGCAGCGCCAGCCAAGTTTGACCCTGTGGTGCGTTTTTCCCAAGGTTGATCTTTGAGTTTTTGATAAACAAACGAATCAGCCGCCATTGACAAAGTAAAAGCAATCACGCTTGCAATGGCAATTTGACCAGATGCAGGGTTTAACAAGTAGCTGACAACGCCAGCCACGGCAATCAATCCACCAATCTTCAATGGATTGCCATCCCATTTGTCGTGTAATTTGTCTCTAAGCGTCAGGTCTAAGCCAATCAGCACAAAAGAATTTACAACGCTAAACCACGGGCCAATCATGGCAACTAATAAGTTAGCAGCCACTAGCGCAACAATGTAAATAATTGGATAAATCACAGCAAAAGTCCTTGTTCAACTTGATGAAATCCCCAAACAGCAGGGGCGTTATGAGATTCAATGCGTGAACGCATTACAGTGGCTCGCATTTCTTTTGTAGGTGGCAAATAGTTGCCGACCTTCCAATTGTTGTCTATGCCTACGTTACGACCAATATTGGTGCTATCAGCAGATGCAAACGGCAATTTGGTAAACACAGCAGGGTCAAGCATCCGTAAGCCATGCAATTTGCACATTGGTCTTCCTTGTTCATCACAAAGAATTCGCATAGCCTGACCAATTCTTGACCACCAGGTTTGGCTTCCAACAGTTGCAAATTCACCCGAACTACCAATGCAAACGCGAACGTAGGTATTTGCCAACTGTTCTAGTCGTTCAAGGCTTTCGTGCATATGCCACACAGGTGCGCCAAACCAATTAGGCAATGGGCAGTCACGCAAAAGCGCATCGTTGTCAGCTTCTGTTCCATCAATTACGTCAGGAATTACAGCAAAGTCACAAGATGGCACTTTTTTTAGATTTAACGCCCAATCGTAAAAAGCAGTCCAATCCTCAATTGGCTTACCGCTTTTCCAAGCCGAGAAAGCCCCGTTATCAATAGCAAAAGACTGACAAACTTCAATTGCAACTGAAAGTTGGTCAGAATGTGCAAACGAAACAAAAGCGTGTCCTGCATCTATTGCTTTGGCTGCGGCAGTTGCTGGCGTAATTGGTAGTCCGTGATAGTGAATCATGTAATCTCCACCACATCCTTGCCGTGGCTTTTAATGTAATTGGCGGTCTTGCGAATCATCTTCTCATATTCCGACCTGGCAATGCTTGTGCGCTGAAGATCGTGGTATTCCCATAATTCCCTGACTTTGGTGATTCCAACGCCTGACAAACCCATCTTGCCTGTCTTTTGATAGCGTTCTGCGGCTTCTAGCAATGCTGCCTGCACTTCCTCACAATACGGCAAACGTTCAGGGGCAATGCGTGATTTGCCCATTGTTTCGGAAATGTTGACCACATCGGCAAGCCAGCGCCAATCTTCTGTGGTTCCCATGCCTTTGGTCATTGCGTCAATTGCGGATAGTTCACAAAGGCGCAATTTGTCCAATGCTCGTTTATCTGATACTGCTGCACCCGCGATAGCATGACCCACTGTGTCAATGTTAGTTGCCCAAACTTTACGGCGACATTTTTTACGCATGACGAGCAAACTCCTTGTGCAATTCAATTCTTGCTTTTTCCATAGCTTTTATGGCATCGTCTTTGTTCACAAAGTTGCCAACAATGTGTGATTTGCCGCAAACATTTAACTTAGCAACCCATCGTTTATCTCTAACATACCAAGAAATTCCTTTATATCCAGATTTGTTTGTTATTTTTATGCCTTGATTCCAATTGTTTTGTGATTGATTGCACTCACGCAAATTTTCAATTCTGTTATCAAGAGGATTACCATTGATGTGGTCAATTTGTTTTGGCATACAACCATGATGCAACAACCAAACAACTCGATGGTTGTAATATTTTTTACCCTTAAAAGAAAAATATTTGTATCGTCTAAGGTCGCCATTTCCAACAATGGTTCCTTCTATTGATTTTGACGATGTTGTAATTTTTCGTTTTAGTTCGCCATTAGGCAAATACTCAAAAAGTTCATTGACTTTTTCATAGGTCAGCATGATGAATCTCTCATGTTACGAATCATTGAAGGTTGTGGCAGGCAGTGATTCAATCTGCTTTTCCCCCGCTAAAGGTAGCCACACCCATATTTTACTCAAAAGTGATGCCGTTTGTAGCGCCCCACGCATAAAGCCATTCAATAAACTGACTGCCTTGTTCTTGCGTAAAGTTTCTAGTTTGAAAACCAAGCTGGACAATGCCTGTGCCATCAAGATTTGGAATCACTTTGCCGCCAGCCAAACCTATTTCACGCACAAACTGGTCAACAAGCAAACGCTTAAAGTCTTCAGCAGACCACTTAGCACCTAGATGCTGCGCCTGTTTAG